ACGCAACTTGCAGAAGACACTTCAGACCTCAATAATCTTCTCCTGCGCAGTCTTTTTGGCGATCAAGTAGATGCTCAAGGCAATCTGATTTTTGGTGATTTGGTTGCAACTCCTACGGTTGCTCCCACGACCGCCCCCACGACTGCGCCGACGGTTGCTCCCACTGTTACCCCAACATTCGTGATAGTCGGGGAAGATGGCACGACGCTTACTGGTGATGATCTAGTCGGCACACCGACTCCGACATTTATTCCCACAACAGCACCCACAACGGCTCCCACAACAGCGCCGACTGTCGCTCCCACAACCGCTCCGGCTGAAGGTTCGCCAGAGTGGTTCCGTAGTTACATTTATAGGGGTGGGGTGGACGATGCCACCGCAACTCAACGAGGTCTTGATTGGGCTAAGAGCCAAGGGCTGTCGCCTCAAGCCACGGTAAATCTGTGGAATAGCGCGCTTGGCACCAACTTTACGTTGGCCGATTACAACCGCGCTGTTGGCAATGTTCCTACTGCCGCACCAACGACTGCGCCAACATTTGTAATAGTTGGCGAAGATGGAACGGTACTGACGAAAGAAGATGTTGTTGGCGTTCCTACGGTTACTCCGACAAAGACGCCGACTGTCACGCCGACGATTACTCCCACGAAGACGCCGACGGTCACACCAACTGTCACTCCTACGGTAACTCCTACTGTTACGCCGACAGTCACACCTACTGTGACCCCAACCGTAACACCCACCGTAACCCCGACGGTTACGCCCACCGTAACTCCTACAGTTACCCCGACGGTGACGCCTACCGTGACACCCACGGTCACACCTACAGTTACTCCTACAGTTACCCCGACGGTAACTCCAACGGTAACGCCGACCGTCACTCCCACGGTCACCCCAACAGTGACCCCCACGGTGACCCCGACAGTCACTCCAACTGTCACGCCCACTGTTACCCCGACGGTTACTCCGACAGTAACCCCCACAGTAACGCCTACTGTTACACCGACGGTCACTCCAACAGTGACTCCGACCGTAACTCCTACGGTGACGCCAACGGTTACCCCGACTGTTACTCCCACGGTTACACCTACCGTGACACCAACAGTCACACCTACCGTTACGCCAACCGTAACGCCGACAGTCACACCTACCGTGACGCCCACGGTCACGCCTACGGTTACTCCGACCGTTACCCCGACGGTGACACCAACCGTAACGCCAACAGTTACGCCTACGGTGACTCCCACAGTTACGCCTACCGTTACACCGACGGTGACGCCAACTGTGACCCCGACAGTTACGCCTACGGTCACCCCGGCCGTAACTCCTACTGTGACCCCGACCGTGACCCCGACTGTCACGCCCACGGTCACACCGACGGTGACGCCGACCGTTACCCCTACTGTCACACCGACGGTCACGCCGACAGTGACTCCTACCGTCACGCCGACCGTCACCCCCACGGTTACGCCACCGACTCCGACGGTGACGCCTACGCCACCTACGCCAACAGTGACACCGCCGACTCCGACGGTGACACCGCCGACTCCGACGGTGACACCGCCGACTCCGACAGTTACTCCGACACCGCCGACCCCGACTCCGACGCCTACCGTTACTCCTACCCCGACTCCAACTCGGACACCGACTCGGCCTCCGACACCCACCCCATCCCAGCCTATTGGCGGGGCGCGGCCACAGGCTGTCAGTCAACTGGCACAACTTCCCGGATACGAGGCTTTCTACTACGGCGCTTTGAAGTACGGCCCGCAAGGCAAACGCGCCAGGACAATGGCCGATCCCACGGATTTCCAGGGCAGAAAGGCTCAAGCCCGAGAGGCGATGGAACTTGCTTTAGAAGGTAACGCCGATGAAAATATGACCGAAGATGCGGTCCAAAGAATCATTGACTTGGCCCAGGAAGATCAGGGCGCAACAGTTGATGAACTGATGAAAATCATTGAGGGCAGACGCAATGGATGACGATTTTGATTTTGACTTTTTCAATCCGGACTACACCGACATCCTCTCTGACGATGTCGATCAAACAGCAATTGACCCTTCCAAGAGCGTAGGCAGCGGAAATGTTGATTGGGCATCTCTGTTCAAAAACTTTGGGGGTGCCGCCAAGGACTTTGCCGGTATCGCCAAGGGTTTCCTAAACCCCAAGGGTGATCTTGGCGGGCTTCCTCTTTTGGCCTTGGCTGCTTTGGGTAACAAGGCCGGTTTCTTCAATGCCCCGACTACTCGGGTTGGATTCCAGGGCACGATCCCACAGTACACCTTTGAGCGGCAGCAGACGCCGATTGCTCAACAGCGCCCGACCATGACCGGGCCGGATGGGAAAATCATTCCCTATCGCCCGGGGCAAGGCGGCATCTCTTACTTCACGCCTAGCCGGTTTGTTCCGTATGTTCCGCCGACATCTGATGGATCAAACGACACCACGGGCGGTGGTTCAGGCGGCGGCTCCGGCGGTGGCTCTGGCGAAGTAACGCTTCCCATGCTTCCTACTGGCAACAATTCCTCGGGTATGTCCGGAAATCGCTTGACAGGAGATCGTTTAATAGCAGAAATGGTTGATCCTGCTTATAAAGGAACGGGAAAGGTCATGGCAACAAGCGATTTGCCAACGCTTGCGGCTTCTGGCGGATACATGCCCGGTGGTATCGCCATGCTTGCTAAAGGCCGTTATCTCAAGGGCAACGGTGATGGCGTGTCTGATTCCATTCCTGCGCAGTTTGCCGGGTCTGGTCAGAAGGCCATGTTGGCAGACGGTGAGTTCGTGATCCCTGCCCGCGTGGTTGCAGAGATTGGTAACGGCTCGTCTGATGCTGGTGCCCGCAAACTCTACGCAATGCTTGACCGCGTTGAGGCGCAGGCAAAGAAGGCCAAGCGCGGCAAGCCGTCCGGCGCAGACCGTGAACTCAAGAAACTTGTTTAAGGACTAATCATGGCAACTAGCCTGTCAAACCTCTTCGGTTCCAGTGGCGCCACTTCTTCACCATCCGGCACCACTGCCGGTAAGGTTGCTGGGCAAGAAGGGACGGTTTCTTCGTGGGCAGCGCCCTACGCTACCTCGATGCTTGGCAAGGCAGAGGCTCTTGCAAACAAACCTTATGAGGGATACCAAGGTCCACTGACCGCTGGTCCTTCTAGCCTTCAGACGCAATACTTTGAAGGGCTGGGCAAGATCGGATTTCCTGGTCAACTGGGACAGTCGTTTACATCGACTGGTGCGCCGACCATTCCTACGGCCTCGACTACAGGGCCAACGCAGGGTACATCTGCGGCAACCGGGATTGCGGGTCAGTATATGAACCCGTACCTCCAGAATGTGCTTCAGCCACAACTGGAAGAACTGCGCCGTCAGTCGCAGATTAAGCAGATGGAGAACGCTGCCCGGATGTCTAAGGCCGGTGCATTTGGTGGCGGTCGGCAGGCCATCATGGACGCTGAGTTGCAGCGCAACCTGCTGAACACGATGGGCACCACTATCGGGACTGGGTACGCCACCGCTTACGACAAGGCGATGGAGCAGTTCAACAAAGAGCAAGCGCAGGCTGCTGGTCTGGCCGGTATGCTCAGAGAAGCCGGTGGTACGCAGCGCGGGATTGAGTCTGAGGGGATTGCCGCAGACATCAAAGAATTTGAACGGCAGCGCGACTACCCGTATACGCAGTTGCAGTTCCAACAGTCCATGCTTCAGAACATGCCGTTCATGGCGCAGAACGTGGCGTATCAAGAAGAAAGCCCGTTCGTGCAGTTGCTTAATGCACAGGGCGGTCTTGAGAAACTGTACAAGATTCTTTTCCCAAACGTTCCGGCACCTAAGTAAAGAGGCTGCAAATGGCTATGCAAGAACAGCAAACCGAAATCCCCGAGGCGCTTCTTGGGGCAATGATGCTTGGGCAGGCGGCGCAGTCCGGGCAGTTCCAACCGACTACGCCTGATGGGATGCCAACGGTTGCGGCCAAACTTATGCAGCAGGCTGCTCCTTCTATGGGTGCGCCCATGATGGGTCAGCCTATGGCCGGACTTGGGCAGATTGCAAAGCAGGCAGGACTGGGTGCTCAGATTCAGGCCATGCAGATGCAAGAGGCTCAGAAGGCGATGATGAACCAAGCCATGCAGCAGCAACAGGCTCCGGGGATCGTCGGGCTCAATCCGCAGATGGGCAACTTCGCTGGCGGCGGGATTGTTGGGTACAACGGCTTTGAGGAAAGTTTCGTTGAAGAGCCTGCCCAGGCTGGTGCTGCGGCCATTGAAATGGGAGAAGAAACTCCAGAGGCACAGTTTGGTCTTGGCCTTGAGGCTCTTCGGCGTTCCCAGGGTCGTGAAGTCAAGGCCGAGGATGCGCTAAAGAAACTCAAAGATGCGGAGGAAATCCGGCGTCAGTTTTTGCAAGGCGAGGGGATTGATCCGAACTACATGGCGGCGGAGGCCCAGCGCATTCAATCTCGTGGGGATGAGCAGGCTAAGTATTACGCTGATCTTGCCGCCGCCAAGAGGGCGCAACAGCAGGAAGATGCACGTATGCAGTTCTTCCTTGGTGCGCGTGGTGCTCGGTTTGGTGAAGCCATGCGTACCGGAGCCGAGGCTGCAATCCGTGGCGAGAAGGCTACCGAGGCTGCTGTTGAGCGGATCAATGAATTAAGGTTTGACATTCAAAACTCAGCCGCTAAAGAGCGTCGTCTGTTGGACAAGGCTCGGTTTGACATCGCCAACGGCAGATTTGATGCTGCACAGAGAGAACTGCAAGAAGCCGAGAAGTTGCGCCAACAGCGTGAACTCAAGGAAGCGGACTTCCGCCGTCAGATGGGCATGGAGTACGGTCGCAGTGAGCGCGCGGCAGAGACCGAAGAAACCCGCCGTCGCGGTCAGGACATGCGGCTCCAGGGTATCAGGGATAGGCTTGAAAGGGCTCAGAGTACCGGCACTGCCAAAGGCGCTCGTGTCCAGAGGACGATAACCGGGCCAGATGGCGGAGTTGTTTTGATCATGTCTGATGGCACTCAGGTTGCCACAGGCATTACCTCCGGTGAATTCAACCGTACCGTTGCCCGTTTGATTACCGATATGGCTCGCCGTGATCCTGCGTTTGCGGAGTTGCCGGAAGCCGAGAAGCGGACCAAGGCGCTTGAGCGTTTGACCGGAAGTCCTACCGGGGCTGCTCCGGCACCCGCTCCTGTTGCGGCACCTGGGGGTGTTGCCAGACCAACTACTCAGGCACAATTTGATGCGCTATCCAAGGGCGCTAGGTACATCAACCCGAGCGACGGTAAAGAGTACGTGAAGAACTGAATATGGCACTCGACTTCTCCAAGTTTGGAACTCCAGTTCAACCAGAGAAGTCGGTTCCTGACTTCTCCTCGTTTGGCACTCCGGTTGAAAAACCCGCTGCTGCGCCCGACGATCAAGGGATTGCGGCCATTCAGCCGCGCCCGTCCACGCCTGCGGGCTTCATGCTCCGCCCTGAGTTCGTGGAGCAAGTCCGTTCGGAGTACGGCAACCTCCCTGCTGAGCAGCGCCGTACCGCCCTGCAAGAAGCCTCTATGGGCCGTGGCGTCCGTGCGGATGCGGCCAAGAGAATCCTTGCTGACCTAGCCGTTGAGGATCAGCGCCGCCGTGAGATGACCCAAGGCCGTGAAGGCCTGATGGGCATCCTGGCCGCCGCGCAGCAACAACCTGCACCCCGTCAGCCTGCGGCACCAGCAGGTCCGGCTCCTCGTGTGCAGTTCCCTGATGTCTCTCCCACGATTGGGGACATCATGGACATGGTTCCTGAGCAGGAGCGCATTCAGCGCCGTCTTGCCCAGGATGAAGCCGCCCGTACTTTGGAAGCGGCAGAGTCAAGCATTGAAGCCACCCGTGCCCGCGAGCAAGAGCGGATGGGTGGGGGTGAGCAACTGATCGAATCTTTGAAGATTGGTGGCGAACAAGCCAAATCAGGCGCTCTTGGTCTTACCGCCGTTGCGCAACAAGCGCAGATGGCAAAGGTTGGCGATCAACTCAAGGAACTGGAAGCCCAGGGTCAAGGCAATACGCCGCAGGCTGATCGGCTGCGTAGGGTGCTAGAGCACTACTCCAAGCGCCAGCAGGTTTACCTCGGTGACCTTGCACAGACCCAGGCTAAGTTGAGCACTGCTCCCGTTTACAAGGGCGTGCGCAAACTGACCGAGGCCGAGACATTTACTGATGCCGCCAAGGCGTTTGCCCGTAATCCGGTCAGCATCGTGGCAAACCTGACGGCGCAGTCCTTGCCGTCCATGCTGCCCGCTTTGGTGCTGGGCGTGATCAATCCTGCGTTGGGTGTTGCTGCTATGGGCGGCAGTTCCTACGGGGTTGAGTTTGGCAATGAACTGCTTGGCTTTGCCCGGGCGAAGGGGTTTGATACCACCGATCCCCAGCAGATGGCTCAGTTCATGCAGAACCCTGAACTGCTCCGTGAGGGCGTGAACCGTGCCGGGACGAAGGCCGGTATCGTTGCCGCCGGAGACATGCTGCTGACTGGCTTGGCATCGAAGACGCTGGTGCCCAAGCGGATCACCGGACCTGTTGCCAAGAACGTCACCAATGTTGGAGCCCAGATGGGCGTTCAGGGTGTTGGCGGTGCTGGTACAGAAGCCTTGGCTCAGTACGTCACTACGGGAGAGATCAAACCCGGCGAGGTTGTGGCTGAAGCCGTTGGAGAATTGGGTGGCGCTCCTGCTGAAGTGCTTTCCCAAACTGCCCAGGCCCGTCGTGAGGCCCGTGCTGCACAACAAGCGGCTGCTGCTGCCGAGCCTCCTGTCCCTCCTCCGGCTGCTCCTCCTGCTCCTGCGGCACCTCGTGCTCCTGCCGAGCGGATTGAGCCGACGTTTGAAGAGACGCCTCCTGTTACACCGAAAGTGCCTCCTGCCGCGCAAACCATGCGTGAGCAACAGGATGCAATTGAGAAGATGGAGCGCGAGGCTTTGGGGCTTGAGCCCGGTGAGTCGATACAGGAAGTGGCGAAGGAAGCCCTTCAGGTTGAGCCCACTCCTGCTCAAACAGAGATTCCCAAGCAGGCAGTTGTCGAGGTTCCGGTTGGCCAACTGGCCCTGTCAGAAGATGTGCCGCAGTTCAAGGCGGGCGCAGACAAGGCAGGCATCGTTGAGCCGCTGGGCGGAAAGTTTGAGCGCACGGGTGTTGCGCCTATTCAAGTGTGGCGCAGGACTGATGGCCGGATGGAGATCATCTCCGGGCGGCATCGTTTTGATCTTGCGAAGCGCAGTGGTGAGAAGACCATCCCGGCGCAGATTCACGATGAGTCCAAAGGATTCACCCGTGACATGGCTGCTGTGTTGGATGCAGAACTCAACATCCGTGACGGTCAAGGAAAGGTAAAGGACTATGTCAACTACTTCAAAGGCACAGGGCTCGACCGGCAAACGGCAGACGCACGCGGACTATTGGCAAGAGCGCCGGGCAAGCGGGCTTACGCAATCGCAATTGACGGGAGTGATGAACTCATTGCCGCAATCCGTGCCGACCAAATCTCTGATGAGGCGGCGTACCTCATCGGCATCAATGCCCCCAAAGACGCCCGGCTCCAAAGCGTAGGCATCAAGGCTGTTGCTGATGGCAAGTCTGCTGCGACTGCCGTCAACATGATGCAGGCTGTCCGAGCCCTGGCTGGGGAAGCGGACACCACGACCGACATGTTTGGCTTTGACGACTCTGCCATAAAAGAGGCGGAGGAGATGGCAAAGATCGCCGGTCGCAAGCAGAGGGAAATCCAGACCCGTCTGTCTGCCATCTCTGGTGCAGCCCGCAATCCGCAGTTGGCTGCTTCCGAAGGTATCGACATCCGCGATCCCCAGGCTGTCAACAACCGCATCAATGAACTGCGGCAGATGAAGGCGTCTTGGGACAACTGGTCTACCAATCCTCAACTGGTTGCCGAGGTTCGTGCCGAGCGTGGCGCTGCGCCCCCGGTGCTGACTACGCAGACTCCAGAAGAGTTGCGCGCCAAGGCCGAGCGTGAAGAGCGCGCCCGCAAGGAAGAAGAGGCCAAGCCTGCCGAGGTTCCGCCTGCTGAAGAGTTTGTGTTGACCGGCAACAAGTTAACTACGACTTTGGTTCCCAAGAGCCTGTTGCTGGTGAGCAGTCAACTCGATCTCCTTCTCTCAAGCGCAAAGTCAAGACGCTGAACCGTCAGCGTGAAGATGGTCGGATTACTCCAGAAGAGTTTATCGAAGAGGTTGATGCCGCCGTCAAGGCTGATGAGGAAAGCAAATACGACAAGGCTGGTGCAGCACGAGTGCGCGGCGCAGACCACATCCGTGAGCGTTTGCTTGCGGCCAAGCGTCGTGGTGAACTCTCTGAAGAGAGTGTCAACCTAGCAGAGTGGTTCATCAAGCAAAACGAAGGATTGTTGGATGACCTTGGGATTTCAATTAAGACTCCCAAGAAAGCAGGAACAGCCGGACTGTATGACGCATTCCAGCGCATCATGTTTTTGATGAAGGATGCTGCCAACGACAGCACCATCGTCCATGAAATCCTGCACCACCTTGAGCGCATGATGCCTGCTGAAGTGCAGCAAGCCATCCGCAAGGCATGGCTGCGCTCTTTGATGGCGGCTCAGAAGAAGGCCAAGACCCCGGAGGAGAAGTTTTTCTTCGAGGCGCTGATGAACCATCACTTTGGCAGTGGCACTATTGGGGATTTGAAAGGCGCTGCCGCGTTCACCTTGCGTCTGTCAAAGATGGGCGTAGACACTAATCTGTATGACCGCAGTTACCGTGTCGCCATTGAGATGTTGCGTCACGGACTGGTAAAGATGGACAACTATCAGTTCGTCAACCCGTCCGAGTTCTGGGCCGTCAACGGTTCCGAGATCGTGCGCGGTCGGTACGAAGCGGTCCAGGGTGGAGTGCTTGCCCGTCTGAAGAACTGGCTCAAGGAACTGGGTGAGCGTATCAAGGGCATGTTCGGCATGCGCTCTGATGCGCCGCTGATCAAGGCACTTGATAGTCTGAGCGAAGGCGACGGCAAGTTTGTCAGCAAGGACATGCTGTCTTCGCAGGAAGACTACTTGCAGATTGGGAAGAACATTTACGGGCGCAAACCCCTTGCGGCCTGGACGATGCCCGATGAAACCAAGTTGGATGCCGACCTGATCTATCGGTTGCAGAACAAGCAGATCGACCTCAAGCGCGCTGTTGATGCAATTGAGGAAGCGGCTGGTGGCATCGAGGATCGGTGGGACGCCTACCTGCAAGAAGAGTTGTATCACGGTCGCACGGCCAGGGAGACTGCGAACTTCCTGCGTGAAGAGGTTCGTCCTCTGTTGGAGGCAATGAACAAGGAAGGCGTTTCGATTGCCGACCTTGAGGAGTACCTGCACAACCGGTTTGCTGAAGAGCGCAACATCCAGATTGCCAAGGTCAACCCGGCATATCCCAACGACGGCACGCCGTTCTCCGGTGGTTCGGGTATCGACACGGCTGATGCCCAGGCTTACCTGAACAACCTGACGCCTGAGCAGCGCACGAAGTATGAGCGGCTTGCCAAGATGGTGGATGGCATCACCAAGGGTACACGCGAGTATTTGGTGGACAGCGGGCTTGAAGAGCGGTCAACGATTGACACTTGGGAAAAATCCTATCCCTCTTATGTCCCGCTGAACCGTGGCGATGTGGAGTACAGCACCACAGTCGGAACGGGTACGGGCTTGGGCTACAGCGTTCGCGGCCCGGCCTCTCGCCGTGCAACGGGCTCTCGCCGCACTGTTGTGGACATCCTGCCCAACATCATTTTGCAGCGCGAGCGCGCCATCGTGCGTGGTGAGAAGAACCGTATTGCTGTGTCGGTGTACGGTTTGGCCGTGCAGAACCCGAACTCGGAAGTGTGGTTGGCAGTTAACCCGCAGGCCAAGGGCTCTAAGAAGAAAGCAGTTGATGAACTGATCAACATGGGACTGACGGCGCAGGATGCGGAAGGTTTGATGGAGGAGCCTGCTGCTACTGTTGTCGATCCTCAGACTGGCTTGGTCACCAAGCGCGTAAACCCCGCAGTACGCGACGCAAAAAATGTACTTGCTGCTAGGGTCAACGGGCAGGATCGGTATGTGTTCTTCAACACGCAAAACCCCCGCGCTGCGCGGATGGTGGAATCGCTGAAGAACATGGATGCCGATCAACTGGGCATGGCGATGTCACTGGTGGCGTCGCTGACCCGGTGGTTCGCAAGCATCAACACGCAGTACAACCCTGTCTTCGGGATATACAACTTTTTGCGTGACTTCCAAGGCGCTGCGATTCAGTTGTCTGGGACTGAGTTGGCAGACGCTAGGGCTAAGGTTCTGTCTCCGGTAAACATCGCTGGTGCTATGTCCGGCATCTACTCCACGCTTCGCAAGGAGCGCGCCGGGTTGCAGCCTGCCACCAAGCAGTGGGCCGATCTGTGGCAGGACTTCCAGGCTCAGGGTGGACAGACGGGGTACCGCGACATGTTCAGCCGTTCGCAAGAGCGGGCTGAAGCATTGCAGCGTGAGATCAACCGGATGAACCAGGGCGTCGTTCGTCGTGGTGGCAACGCGATCTTTGGATGGCTTGCTGACTACAACGAGACTCTTGAGAACGCTGTTCGCTTGAGCGCATACAAGGCTGGTCTTGATGCAGGCATGAGCAAGGAGCGCGCGGCTAGTCTTGCCAAGAACCTGACGGTTAATTTCAACCGCAAGGGTCAGGTTGCAACAACTGCGGGCGCTTGGTACGCCTTCTTCAACTCTGCCGTTCAGGGTACGACGCGACTGCTTCAGACCGTTGCCAAGATGGAGCGGCCTGGGGATATCACGAGCCTGCGTTTGACAAAGGCCGGGAAGGTGGTGATCTATGGCGGCTTGCTGATCGGCACGGCCCAGGCTATCGCATTGGCTGCAATGGGGTATGACGAGAACGAGCCGCCTGACTTTGTGAAGGACCGGAACCTCATCATTCCGATTGGGGACGGCAAGTATCTGGCTTGGCCGTTGCCGCTGGGTTATCACGTTATCCCCGCGATCAGCCGCATCCTGACTGAGTGGATGATTGCTGGCGGCAAAGACCCGGCCAAGCGGATCGTTCATCTTGCCGATGTGATCCTTGATGCCTTCAACCCAATTGGCAACGCCGGTTGGTCTGCTCAGTCAATTGCTCCGACTGTGTTTGACCCCATCGTGGCGTTGTTTGAAAACCAAGACTGGACGGGCAAAAAGATTGCCCGAGAGGACATCAGCAAACTTGATCCGACTCCTGGCTACACGCGCGCCAAGGAGAATGCGTCTTGGATCAGCCGTCAGTTGTCCTACTACTTGAACCTTGCTTCTGGTGGAGACAAGGACAAACCTGGGGTGTTCAGTCCCACGCCGGATCAGATTGACTACTTGGTTGGTCAAGTGACCGGCGGCTTGGGCCGAGAGATTCTTAAAGCGGCCAAGACAACCGAGGCGACGATCACTGGCGAGGAACTTGCGCCGTACAACATCCCGTTGGCAGGCCGGTTCTATGGCGACACCAAAGCAGGGTATGCTGAGTCGGCTCGGTTCTACAAGAACCTTGAGGAACTGAACATCCTTGAGAACCAACTCAAAGGCATGCAGGCCCGCAAGGAATCGGTAACGGCATTTACAAAAGAAAATCCCAAGTTGCGGCTGGTGGAGTCGGCGCGGACAACCGAACGCAACATCCGCCAACTTCGCAAGGAGCGTAAGGACTTGGTGGAGAAGGGAGCGTCCCGCGAGGCAGTAAAAGCCAAGGAAAATCTGATCACCAACCAAATGAAACGGTTGAACGATGAGGTCAAGAAGTTAGAGAAAACCCCTAAGAAACCTGCAAACTAATGAAGATTTCCATTAGTTTTGGTCCAAAAGTCGCCGGATCGTGTCATTGAGGACAATCTCTTCGGTTTTTTTGTAGACCGACCAGATGCGTCTTTGACCGTGGATTCCGTTCAAAGACCCCTGGTGGCAGTCCTTGCATAGTGGTATGCACAGGTACTGGAGATGCTGTTCTATGTGATGGGCGTCGCTCGGGCCGGGCTCGCCGCACACCCCGCAGGGTAGTTCCTTTACCCTGGCGAGGTGGCGGCGTTCGGCTGGGGTGAGTTTATTGTTCACTGTTCTCTGCAACCCAGACCAGAGTCTTATCCAACGCCTCTTTAATCTGAACAATGTGCGGGAGAACATCGTAGTTCTTGTGGAGCAACTTGTCGTTGAGTTGTCTGAGGTGTTGGTCTACTGTGAGAAGGTAAGCAGACCAGTCGTGAAGTTCATTCCTTTCCACGGCGTTTACCTTTCGTGTTCTGAGGGACGATCATGGGGCTGATCAGTTGCTCAATGTAGTCGGCAAAACTCTGCCCCTCGATCCAAACGGACTTGCACCACTGGTCGTCCTTGAGGGAAGAGATCACATCTCGAACTGCTTTGTTGTAGCCGCCGTTGAAGGAGTCGTCGCCCTCGATGATGAGGGTGATGGCATCTCGCACCAGGGCTGATGCCTTGCGCTCCCCTGCGGCCTGCTTGAGTTTCTTGTATATCTCCTCGGGCAGATGCACCGAGTACGGGATCAGGCGTTTGTCCATTGCTTGTATTCCTGTTCAATTGCAAACAACTCTTTGACGGCTGCGGGCCGATCTTTGAGTTCTGTGCGGGACTTGATGTGCAGTCGCTCCTTGAGCCATTCGATGACACTGGCTTCTGCTGTATCCAGAACCAGACCTTGATCGAATAGCCACTCTGCAAACCGATCATCACGACATAGGATGCCTGCTACCCTGACGGGGTCACGGGCGTACTCATGGTCGCGGTTCATTGGCTTGTCTTCGCCGTTGAGCCTGACCATGACCACCTGATAGCGGGCACCCACGAAGTCGCGCATCAAGTCAACCGGAATCTCATCCGGGTGGACATTGAGGGTCAAGATGTACCCTGTCTTGTCCTGCTTGAGCGCGACCTTGACGGCTTCAAACTGAAGGGTTTCCATTACTTACCGCCACCAAAGACTGCAACGCTGACCTTTGTTTCGGTCAACTTCTGTATTGCCTCAAGGGCAGCAGCCATGCGCTCGGCATTCTCAATGGCTTTCATGAAGTCCGGCGTGGTCAGGATGTCTTGGGCCTTTCGGTACTTGTCCTGCATCTGAAGGACTTCATTCTGAACCCGTTCACTAGCGGCCTTCATAGAACTCAAATCATTCTTGATGGCTCCTCGGAACTCGTTCAGAGTTTTCCTAAGATTGTCGATCGCGGCTTGTGCGCGTTGAGTTGATTCGACTGACGCAATTGTTGCTTCCATGCTCATCTTCCATTGTGAGAACAAGATCATTCGCTCTTCAATGTCATCTCTCTTGAGCGGTGTTGGATCAAAAACTGCGTGTTCTCTGGTCGGGGCTTTTTTAAGCGATGCCAGGAACACCTGCTCAAGAGACAGACAAGAAGGTGCCATCTTGTCGAGTTTTGCGGACAGGGTTTCTTCCTTCCCTGCCCACCACAGTTCACCGGCCTGCACTTGCGACCACCTCGCAAGAGTTGGGGGAGATCGTCCCGCACACCAAAGTGCGCTGCTCCTGCACGTTGTCAGCCTTGTAGCCAGAAAGTTTGTAGGCAATTGGCATGGCGTTCTTGAGAATGCCCATTGCCGTCATGCCGCCATCGTTTGCTTTGACAACCGCAGCATCGAAGGCTTCTGCAAACTCAGTAAGAAAAGTATCGGTGTCCAGGCAAGTTGTTTGAATAACAAAGTCGCCTGATCCATTGACATCAGAAAAAATGCGTACCATGTGACCTCCTAGAAGGGGACATCAGAGTCGTCGTAGTCAGCCTTCTCCTGCTTGGCGGGCTTGGGAGCGGACTCTTGCTTGCGGCCTTGGAGCATCACATCGGTGACGCGAATCTCCATAGCCTTGCGCTCGTTGCCGTTCTTGTCGGTGTACTCGCGCTCGGTGATATGCCCGGCCACGGTGACGGCCTGACCCTTGACCAGATACTGGTTCAAAGATTCGGCGCGCTTGCCGTAGATGGTGCAGTTCCACCAGATGGCGTTCTTGTCTTTACCCTGGCTGTCGGCCACGGAGAAGGCGCTAATGGCATCTCCGTTGTTAAGGTACTTCAGTTCTGCATCTCGGCCCAGAGAGCCAGCGACTGTGATGGAGTTCATTCGGTTTCCTTTGCGGTAAGTTTGGCTTTGGCTTCTTTGAACTTGTCGAGCAACTTGTCGTAGGCTGCTGCGTCAATTGCCTTTGCCTTGTTGAAGATGTCTGCGTTGGCCTTGAAGATTGCCATCACCTGACTGGTGGAGGTGGCCGTGGACAGGGCAATGCTCGTCATGTCGTTGAGAACGCCGAGCCAATCCTCGGGGTTGTCGTTCTCACCAATCATGGTGATCTTCATCTTCCAGTCCGTGTCCTTGCCCTCGATGACCTTTGGCGTGACGCGCTCTACCTTGGGCTCAGGCTTGGGTTCGGGCCTGGGCTTCTCTTGCCTGTTGCCGTCTTCATCAAGGGGGAGGTCTTCGCCTGCATAGATGTGCAAGCCCAGACCGTGACACGCGATGGCCTTGACCAAGCAGCGCATCATGTTCTTGTTGATGAGGACTGCGTCAGGGTTCTTGGCCGCTTGGTTGCGATGATCCATGACGGGCAGATGCATCTTGATGGGCTTGCCAAAAGCGGTGACGGTGCAGGACACCATCATGCTTTCGCCATACATCTCAGGCGCGTGGAATTCCCAACATGCCATTGGGTCTGCGCGCATGAGTTTCTCTACCGCCCACGGCCAGGAGAGGTAGGACAGGTTGCCCTTCTTCTCAATGTGCTTTGAGACATCTATTGCGGCCAGTGCTGCGAACTGGTTTTCCATTAATGCTTCCTCTTGGTGATGACTGCCTTGCGGGCGGTGACATAGGAGACTCCCGTGCGGCGGGCGACTTCAGCGATGGACAGGGCGCGGCCTTCCTTGGTGCTCAACAGTTTCTTCAGAGCAGCGCGGCGGTCGGCAAGGGAGGTCTTGGCTTGTTCCAACGGGCTGGTCGCATCAATGTGGATAACCTGGGCGGGCGTGATTTCTTTCAGTTTGGCCTTCCGCTCGGCTTCTTCCCTGGCTGCTTGCGCCTCTTTGCGGGCGCGCTGCTCGATGACTTGGCGGCGCAGTTCGTCCTGCAAAGATGCAGACCGCAGGTTGATGGCTTCCATCAGGAAAGGGAGATCGGCTTCAGCGATGGTCAGGTGAACGAGGTTCATGTTGATTCCTTGAGATAAGTTTGATATTGAGAACAAAAGGCCGAGACTTGGCAGAATGATTCGCACCGAGTCCGACCGCCTTGGCGCACCTCGATAAAGTAGCCTTTACCGGGGTTTGCCTTTTCCGCTTCCTCCTGTGTCTCATGGACACTCTTGGCGCGTTTGCCGCCTTCTTTCATAACGGCATAGGTTGTGGGCTTCTCCCACATTTCTTCAGCGGTGCATTCAGGCATACCTTCTCCTGAATGAATCGCAAAGAATGCTTCGTTGTGCAGGCGCAGCCGCTCGGTCACATACTGCTCACGCTGTTCATACGGCCACAGCGGTATCGAGATGACTGTGACCGGGGACTTGGGATAGGTGTCCTTGGTCTGTGCATCCCGGCGTGACCAATCGCGGATGATGGCGACGATCTGCAAGGCTTTGACTGGCTGCTTCTTCACCCGCTCAAGCAACCATGCGTAGGTGTTGAGTTGGTTGTGCCAGTCCTGCTTCTCGTTCATCACGGCCCAGGCACCCGTGACCTTGTAGTCGGAGATGATGGTGCCGTCTTCGTAGACTTCTTGCAGGTCGACAGCGCCGCTGATCTTCCATCCCTCGAACTCGGTGAAGATACGCTCCTCCACGATATGGTGGGCGTCCTTGCCGTGCTCCAGAACATTGTGGACAGCAGAGCCGAAGAGCGACCAGACCATGTCTGATGCGTCTTCCTCAAGGTCATCCCAATGCTTGCGCTTGAGGGCTACGATCCTGGGGCTGTTGAGTATTTCGGTGGCGCTGATCTGCGCGTCGCCCTTGCTGTACTGGGGGCGGCGGATCACATTGACGAATGTGTCCGGCAGGTTGAAGTTGTTGGTGAGTTTCACTGCTTGGTCTCCTCTGTTATCACGCCTTTTCTTTGCCAGTCGGTCATCTCGTGATAGGTGTCGAAGACAAGCCTGCACATCTGCATGTCGTCCATATCCCTGGCGCCGCAGATGGAAACAAGAGCCAAGGCCGCAGCCTTCATACGGACAAAGTCATCGTCCGAGTTGTCTTGAGTGACATCGACAATCTTGGTTGCGACATCTGCGATCTTGAAAACTGTCTCCAGTTTTTTCTTGTCTATCATGCTGCTGCTCCAGTTGACTGTTTGACCCAATAGCCGTACACCATCTTGTGCGTGCAGTCCCAAATGTCATGGGGGACACCATCAATTACGGCAACAAAATGCTTGGCCTGCTTTGCGATCACAACTCCAGACGGCATGTCAGAGCAGCGAGCCTTGCGACCTGCAAACCTGGGGGCTTGATGCCATACCCATCCGTGAGTCTTGAGGACTTCGGAATAGATGTCTTTGTTGATTCCGTTGCGTGCCGACTTGGCCCGACCATGATCGGCGTTGGCTTGGGCAAGTTGCTGGTAAGCCTTCTTGTAGTCGATGCCAAGAGCAATCGCCATCGCCCTGGCTCCACAGTCACCTGCCGTTCCTTTGTACCCGGCTGCTGCCCGGCCACCATCAGAGTAAACGAACTTCACAAGGTCTCTCCTATCAGTTATAATGGGACACATTCTAACACACAGAAATCTACCTGTCAACCCCCCGTCAACCTAACTGTTTAGACGTATGATGCTGACGATGCCTTGGCCTCCCACGACATTGAGTCCCAACGCCCGGGTTCACTGGGCAAAGTTAGCCAAGGCGAAGAAGGAGTTCCGGCAGGCTTGTGCCTGGACGGCTCTGAGCCAGGGGGCTAGGCCGATAGAGGCCAAGGGATTGCATGTGACGCTGATCTTCTATCCGCCCAGCCGCAGGGCCATTGATCTGGACAACTGTTTGGCGCGCTTCAAGGCCGGGATAGACGGGTTGGTGGATGTCCTGAAGGTGGACGACAGCAAGTGGAAGATCACGATTGAGAAGGCCGAGGAAGTCGGGGGATTTGTCAAAGTTCAGATTGACCCTTTGCCTTGACCAGCCGAAGGCGCGGCAGGACAATGGGGCACGGCAGCGATGTCGTGGTTCAAGTGTTTACTCTCCTCCTTGAGAAAGGTTCCCCCGCTCCGGCGGGGATTTTTTTTGCCCGCTTGACACGGGTTGGCACTGGTTGTACAGTGCGCCCAACTGCCGGGCTGGTAACCCGGTAGTAGCACCACTCTGTGAACTCCGAACCCATTGGGGAGCGGGCTTCGTCAAAGCGCATAGAAGGGGAGTGGCCCGACTATGCTGCGGCAAACCAAGCCTAAGGCTCGTTCCCCAATGGGTTTTGTTTTTGCCGTTTACCCGTACTCCGCACGATAGCAAGCACTCAAACCTTGGTGGCGCGGAAGAGAAGAGGGACACGGTATGCCGCAAGGCTAGGGGGCAGTTCCTGAACAATCCGTGCGGCTGGTCGTATCGTCAAGCCGGGGGCATACGGTTCAAATCCGTAGCATGACGATCCCTTCGGGGGGTGACGCCTGATCCCTTCCTACCTCCCATCGTGGGGGTAGGGGGGTCTTTGGGTGATAAATACCAAATATATGGGATTGGGGCCTTCCGCGATCTGCCGGGAGACCTTGGCTTTTTGAATGAACCAAGTTGCCCGACTCAAGCGCAAAGCCAAGTTGGTTTCGTGGAAGATCAAATCTTCTTCGATGACCGACAATCAACTTGCGGATCAACTTAGGAAGACAGCCGACCCGTTCCTGCGGAGTCAGGCGTGGTTGGTGCTGAGGAAGCAGGCCATAGAAAAGTATGGCTTGATCTGTTGCAGATGCGGAAGGGAAAACAGCAGAAGGTTTCCCATCAACATAGATCACATCAAGCCGCGCAAGTTCTTCCCTGAACTGGCGTTAGAGATCACCAACCTACAGCCGTTGTGCGGCCCTTGCAACAAAGCCAAGGGCAACAAACACAACACGGACTACAGGAAGTCTCCGTAAGACTCACCCTTGGGGAGCCTTTTGTCCGAACGATATTGATTCGGGTATTACCGGATGTCCGGCGGGAACGAACAATCGTCCTTCCTTACCGCACGGCCCACGGGTTCGGTTGTCGATGCATGTGCCGATGCCGTTGCTGGCGGTGAAGGGGTTGGCAGCGCATCGCATGACCAGTGCGCCCGAGTACAGGCGAGGACGGTCGACGCTCGGTCGGTAATGTTTGCACTGCTTACAGAGTTCACGATCCTTGTCCCATGTGTACTGCGGGAGTTTGAACATCCTGTTGATCCTTGATCTGCTGCTCTAGTTCTTTAATTCGCTCGTAGGCGCACACGTAGTGCTCCGGCCCTTGCGCCCAGCAGTCGTGGTGATGACTGCCGATCTGGTTGATGTAGTCGGTGATCTCTTTGGCTAGTCTGTCCCCGTCCAGGGTGAGACGGCCTTCGGGCGTGACGGTATCAACTCTACGCAAGAGTGCATGGCATCGCATGAGGAGGGTGATGTGTTTCATGCTTTCTTTCTTGATGATGATTTGACATTTGCCCAGTTAAAGGACGCGGACATGAGTTCGTTGAAGTCAAACTTCACCCCGAAGCACCCCCGGTAGGTGGTGTTCTCGTTGTCCACAGCCCAGACCGAGTTGTCGTAGATGTAGACGGCCACGGGGGCTTTGATATTCCCTGCAAGGAATGCCTTGCCTGTGGGCGTGACGCGCCACACGCCTGACCGGGGAGCCAGGGGTTCGATCATTCCCCAGTGACTCAGCAGGGCGTAGGTCTTAGACCGCAGCATCCACCTTGGGCCTTGCTTTTGGACATCAACCCAGCCGCTCTCGCCGCCGTGGTCTGAAATCCACTTGATGGACAGAGCCAGGGACTGGTTCAGTTTGATCCGGTAGACCTTGCCAAACTTGTCGCAGACGGGGCAGTCGCCACCCTCACCCTCGATGGTGTGCTTCCACTCATGCCGCAGTTTCTGCAACGGGTCGTCGAAGAAGTCGGGGGTGTCGGTGTTCCTCTTCATCTTGATCTCCTTGTGGATTTACGGGGACAAATTGCAACATGCAGAACCGGCAGGCCCACAGGACTGGCTTCTTGGTTTCCATGTCGTAGTACATGTCAACCTTGCGGTGCTCGCAGGGTTCTTTCTTCATACGATCTTCCTGGGTCGCAGGTAGGCAAGGCTCAGGGCGTGTACCGCTTGCCAAAGATGTTCGATGTCTTCTTCACGTATCGTTGGCCCCCCATTGGCGTGTGTCTCGTTGAGCAGGCAGCAAGTGATGTGATGAAGCGCGTCAACCATGAGTACATCCGGGTCTTCGATTCGTCTGCTTGATTGATCGCTCATGGTTCGAGTCCTTTCTCTTCCATCTTGTCGCGCAGGTAGTCGGCAACTTCGTAGCCACCTGCTTCATCTATTTCTTCTGCCAGTGTCCGGGTGACTTGCGGCCCGTGGTGTTCGAGGACGAAGTCCAGCAGCATGCTGATGGCCGTGTTGTCGGCGCAGTACCGTTCGTCCATCTTCGCGTTTAGTTCATCGATGTTTTCCTTGAGTTTGGTGATCAAGCATTCATAGGCTTCGTGTAGGTATTGGTTCATGTTGGTTTCCTCTTGCTTCTCATTCTGATCAGACTCATGCAGTGCTCTGCCGTCATTGCAGACTCCTTGTCCCCGAGCATCACCATCATTCGGTAAAAATCTAAGAAATCTTTGCCCATCTCTTCCCGCTCATGCTCGGCAACAAGGGCGGCGAAGCGGTTTATTTCATCGTTCCAATAACCGTCTGTGATCCAGACGCCTTTCTCGTCGGCATCTGTAAACCCAGCCTCCCGCGCCAGTCGGATGATGTCGTCGCGGGTCATGTCTTCTTCCTGAGTCGAAGTAGTTCATCCAACATCCGCTCCATCTGATCTGCGGCGTGTAGATGGAACGGGCTTATGGGGATGTTGCGTGCGAGGGTTCTCATCATGCCGATGGTCACTCGCGCTGATCTCTCAGACACTTTCTGTTTTGACTTGGGCTCCGCATCTATCTGCGCCAGTATTGCGTTGTGGTCGCCGCTCATTCCTGCCCCCTTGCTCTGATGGCTTTGACACAGTTCTCTGCCGTCACGGAATAGATCGGCTTCACTCGTTTAATTTCTTCTTCACACAACTTCGCACACGCCTCACGCTCGGCTAGACAGCATGGCTTGTTCGGTTGGCCTTCCCGTATCTGCATCAAATCCATCAACTTCAGGTATCTGTTTTGCCATGTTGCTTCGACTTGCACGGCAACAAGGGCGGCGAAGCGTTCAAGTTCTTCATGTGTGCCCGTGGCTTCGCAACCAACAGACAACTGCCACATATTCAACTCAAACCCAGCCTCCCGCGCCATGCGGATGATGTCGTCACGGGTCATGTCAACCACCCCATCCACAGCATGAACGTCACCACGGCAAAGAACAAAAAGCCCAGCGCCAGCAGCATGAGGATGAGCCAGCCCAGATCGTCCAAGCCATCGTCTTCATAGCGTTGCATGATCACTTGACCCTCCTCACCCTAGCCCACTCGGGTGTGCGGGCCTCCACATACACGGGCTCCCGGCCTGCGCTCGGAGGAGTCCATCCGGTGTAACGGTGCCATGTAGCCTGCACATCCGCGCCTGAGCGCCACTTGAAATCAGGATGCCCCACGGGAATCCAGGGCATCGTCTTCTTTGCGTTGTCGTTCATGGTTGGCCTCACTTAAACCACAGATACAAGCCATGCAGGATGCCCACCGGGAAAAACAGGGCGCCCGCGATCAGGAAGCCCCACAGTCCCTCGGAAAAGCAGGTGAAGATGTGCGTGAGCCATGCAGCGATGGAGCCCAGCACGAGTGCAAACACGACGAAGTTGTCCAATTGTTTTCTCCTTGAAGTTGGTGCGCCAGGGTTGACGCAGGTGCAGTCTAGTGTATATTTGTGGTCCCGCGCAAGAGGTTTCGCACCAAAGCGCACCAACGAAGGAGCAGAGATGGATGCAAGGAAGGCATTCGAGGCATTGCTTGTCAGCAAGGGCAAGAAGCCTACGAAGTGGGATGGAAGCAAGTACCTCAACAAGAACACGCAGACCTACTGGCGTTGGTTCCTGTTGGGCTGGGAGTTGAGGGGGATGAGCAAGTGAACGAGATCAAGACACTCAACATCGCGGCCATCGTTCTCGATCCGGGCTTGCAGCCGCGCGTCCACATGGTGGATGGTCTTGCGGAGGCGTATGCCCGTGACATGGAGAACGGCGACGAGTTCAACCCGATCACAGTTCATTGGAACGGGGTGAACTATCTGCTGACCAGCGGCTGGCATCGGCTTGAGGCGCACAAACTACTGGGCCGTGCAAGCATCAAGGCCGAGGTGGTGCAGGGCACATTCGATGATGCTCTGTGGTTCAGCGTTGGCGCAAACAACAAGAACGGCGCACGCCTGTCGGTATCGGATCGGCGCAGGAACATCGAGGTCTTGTTGCGTCACCCTCTGTTGTCGAAGAAACCTCTGAGCGAGATTTCCCGTCAATGCGATGCAAGCCCGGCCCTGGTCAAGAAGGTGCGTGAAGAGATGGGCATCGAGCGCCCCGACACCATCAAGATGACAACGAAGACGGGCAAGGTGGTGGAGCGCAAGGCCACGACGGACAACAAGAAGACCAAGGAAAAGCCCAAGGCAGAGGAGCCCGACGAGTTCGAGATGCTGATGGAAGACGCTCAGACCGAGCGCATTCAGCAGTTGGAACAGGAGAACAAGAACCTGTCCGACCGTCTTGCGGTGGCGGCGCTTGACGCCACAGACGAGGAGAAGAAACTCGCAGAGCAGACCATTGCAGACTTGCGTGAAGAGGTGCGACAGTTGGAGATTCGATTGGAAGCCGTCACCAAGAGCAGGGACACATTCCAGGGCGAGAACGCACAGATGAAGCGGCAGATCGCCATGCTTCAGAAGCAACTCAAGGACAAGTAATCGGAGTGCCAACGCCGGGTGGCCTGTGTCCCGGCAGGAGAAACCATGTTAGACCTAAGAGACTACCAACAGCAATCGTTGGAAGCCCTGCGCCAAGGCTTTGCCGATGGCAAACGAGCGCAGATTCTGTACGCCCCCACGGGTGCGGGCAAAACCGAGATGGCAATCGCATTGCTTGAGGCCACCAAGAAGCGGGGCAACAGGGCAGCGATGCTGCTTGATCGAATCATCCTGTGCGATCAGACAAGCCAACGGCTTGAGCGATACAAGATCGACCACGGGGTAATGCAGGCAGGGCATTGGAGGTATCGCCCATCCGAGAACATCCAAGTCTGCTCGGCCCAAACGCTTGAGAAGCGGGGCTCATTCCCTGGGCTCAAACTTCTCATCGTCGATGAGTGTCACGCCATGCGGAAGCAGACCGTGGAGTTCATCAAAAAGCATGAGGATGTGATGGTCATCGGCCTGACTGCTACGCCCTTCACCAAGGGTATCGGCAAGGTCTATGACAATGTGGTCAGCACAGTCACCACCAAAGACTTGGTGGATCAGAAAGTGCTGGCTCCGTTGCGCGTCTTCGTCGCCAAAGAGATCGACATGACGGGCGCGAAGAAGGTCGCGGGCGAGTGGAGCCAGGACGAGGCGCAGACCCGAGGCATGAAGATCACCGGGGATGTGGTGGCCGAGTGGATTCAGAAGACCCACGAGATATTTGGCAAGCCCGTCAAGACCATCGTCTTCGCCGCAGGCGTGGAACACGCAGCCGATCTAGCCTCGAAGTTCCAGCAGGCCGGGTACAACTTCATCAGCATTTCATACCGGGACGACGATCAGTTTAAGCGGGATGTCATTGAGGAGTTCAGCAAGCCCGACACGGACATCAATGGTTTGGTGGCGACGGACATTCTCACCAAAGGCTTCGATGTTCCTGATGTGCAGATCGGCATCTCTGCCCGGCCATTCTCGAAGTCGTTGTCCTCGCACATTCAGCAGATGGGTCGGATCATGCGCGGGTATCCGGGCAAGGAGTTCGCCGTGTGGCTCGACCACTCGGGCAACTATCTGCGCTTCCGCGAGGACTGGGATTCGATCTTCGATGGCGGCGTGACTGAACTGGATGACGCCAAGGAGAAAGCCAGGAAGGAGAAGACGCAGAAGGAGAAGGAGGCGGCGAAGTGCCCGAAGTGTGGGGCTCTGTGGCCGGGCAACTCTGACACCTGTTTGCATTGCGGCCATGTCCGTCAGCGTCGCAGTCAGGTGGCGGCTGTGCCTGGGCAGATGGAAGAACTGTTCAGCAGCGGCGGCATCAGTCGGGAAGACTTTTGGGCGATGTGCAAATACAAAGTCTTCAATGGCGGGTGGAGCAATGGCCGGGCGGCGCATACCTATCGAGACAAGTTCGGCGTATGGCCCAGGAACCTTGACGAAAGGAGAACCAAAACCCCATCGGCTGAGTTTGAGAAGTTCGTAAAGCACAGACTGATCGCATTCCTGAAAGGCAAGCAAAGAAAATGAGCGACCTTGTAACCTTCGCCCGTTCGATGGGCATCATGTTGGATTCCGTTCCCCCCATCGGGGTGTGGCGGCGGTATCGCACCGAAGATCATCCCAACAAGCGCAACGGCGCGGTCAAGTTCATGGGCGACCATGCCTTCCTGCAAAACTGGGCGGTGGATCAGGATGTAGTGGTGTGGAAGTCCGAGGCTGGCGTGGACATGGCAAAGATTCGCCGGGCCACCGAGCAAGCGGAGCAGCGGCGCAAGCAGCAGCAGGAGAGCGCGGCCAGGAAAGCGGCGTGGATTCTCAAGGAATGTCAGGCGGCACGGCACGCCTACCTCAAGGCCAAGGGGTTCGAGGAGGACTATGGGAATGTGTGGGTCAGCGAGGGCGAGCAGATTCTTGTGATCCCCATGCGCGTCGATGGTCGGATCGTCGGATGCCAACTCATCCGCGAGGACGGGAGCAAGAAGTTCCTCCTGGGTCAGCGCACCACGGGTGCGGAGTACCTTATCGACAACAAAGGGCCACATTTATTGGTGGAAGGGTATGCCACGGCGCTCTCGGTACGCGCGGCCTTGGCCTCAATGAAGCGCAGGTACACCCTGCATATCGCATTCAGCGCCGGGAATCTCGTGAAGTTGGCGAGTCGTTACCCTCGCGGCTTCGTCATCGCTGACAACGATGCGAGCAAGACGGGCGAGAAGGCGGCGCAGGAAACGGGGTGGCCTTATTTCATGCCCCCGACTCCGGGCCAGGACTTCAACGATTTCCACCGGGAGGTGGGTCTGTTCAAGGCGGCAACAGCCTTGCACAAGGCAATGATTACTGCCTGTATTCCGAGCAGATAAAGGGCGAAACTGAAAGCATATCCGGGTGTTCGCACTCGGCGGCTTTCAGGTTCGCCATGATCTCAAGACCGATCTCAAGGGGTCGAGCCCCATCGCCCTGGCAAGAACTGACAATGTTCACGCTCCCATCAGCCTGTTCGATGATGTAGATGCTGAAGATTGACGGTTCTTGCATGGGGCGATCATAACGCCCGGTTCGTCGGAGTCAAACGCTCCATCAGAACCTCGGCGGCAAGTTTGCATTGGGCCACAGTCACTTCGTCGCATATCTTTTCGAGGTGCGCGATCAGTCTCGACACCTCTCGAAGCGCCTCATGTGAGCGAACGCTTACACTCCGCATATACGCCTCTGTTAGTGGGTGGTGTTCATTTGGTAGCATGGTCGCCCTCCAAACTAATGGAAATTTCCATTAGTTTTGGCCTTGGATCGCGGCGCGGGAACGGCCAGGGCTGTCGCGGATCGGGTTGCTGTTGTGTCATGCGCCCCCCTGCGTCGCGGGGATAAGGTACTCGCTGCCGTAACTGATGGAGCAGTCCTCCACCCAGTCGGGGTCTGTGTCGCCCAGTTCCTCGGGCGTCCACACGATCACGGCATAGCCCTCGCTACGCATTTCTCGCAGCGTCTGTAACCATTCCTTTTTCATGCTGCCACCTCTGCCAGTTCGTCGGGAACTTCCACTTCGTTGCCAATCACCGACCCTACATAGCACCGCATGGCGGCGACCAGGGGGGTGTGGCCGTCCTCCGTCCACGCGCCTCGAATCGTTGCATCCCAAAGTGCGCCGCTGATGCGCGTGAGGTCGATGCCCTCCCGCTCAATAATCGGGCCACCCTGCGACCAATTGGTTGATGGCGTGAAGTGAAATTCATCGTCGCCTAGGACATAAACCAAGCGGTCATCGTCTTCATAACCTGGGGCGGGAAATTCAATCAACGCCACCGCCCAATCAAGAGCGGTTCCGGTCAGTTCGTTGGTCTTGATCTTCATGCTGTCGCTCCTTCAGGGTGTTTGATTTCGCAATAAAGCGCAACCCCGTGGTCGTAGCCCCGTCGATACGCCCACAGAGAGCGGGTGTCCTCTCCGATCAGGCCCTCCTGCAATGCAACTTCTGACCCGTTCATTAGCCCGTCGTCGATGCCCAGTTCGTAGGCGTCCAGTAATGTCAGTTCACTCGGTTCGATCTTCATGTTGTTGCTCCTTCATTTGGCGGCGCGTATTGCAGGTTTGCTATCACGGCCTCCAGTATTTCGTAGGCCATTTGGTATTGGTCGCCCTCAAGGCTGTAAATGATGTTCGCGGCATCATTGAGCAGCGCAAGTGCGTCTTGCTTCGCTTCTTTGGTGTTCATTTCCTGGCCTCCTTTCGGCCCCGTTCGATGAGGTAGCGCGCCTCGGTTTTGTCGTCGGCCTCGCGGAGCATGGCGCGCACTCGCTCCAGCGCAGCGGCATAGGCTGATTGCGTCCGGGCTCGCTCCAGGCGATACCCGGCATTGATGAGGGCGGCGGGGCTCATGCTTTTATATCCTGAACCTCGAAACCCTCTGCCGCCCACGCATCGCGGGTGGACTCCTCAAGTTCGCAGTATTCGTAGCAATCGTCGTCGTTCTCGCAAGCCCGACCTGCGAAGCCCATGCCCGGTTCGTCGTAAAAAAGGACAAACGAAAACCCGTCACGCTCGGCAGCAAACCGCAGGGCTTCTATGGGCGGGCTCCATGCGGAATCGAACCCGACCCGGATTTCGTCGGTAGCCTCCGTAATTTCGCCCGTATCCCGCAGGGAAATCTCCCACTTCGTGCCCCAGTTTTCGATGCGCCATTCGTGCCACTCGGGGCTTGCCCCTGGCGCGCCGAAACTCGCGCGGTAGGTCTCGGTCTCCGGTTCGGGGCGGCACTCGGCCAGCAGTCTCCCGGCCTCAATCGCGGCGCGGTATCGGGCCAGGATGGCGGCATCAGCGGATCGAATCCGCAAAAAGTTGTTACACCAGTTCGGCATCTCAAAATCTCCGGTCTGTTCGGTGCAGGATCGCACCCCATAGCGCACCCTTCGATGCGCTAGACGGGTGAAATCAGCCGATCAGGCGCAATTCAGGGCAGTAGGTCGCGGCCCACTTCGCGCATTGGCCGGGAGTGGCGAAGTCGGGGGACTCCGGCCACCCTTTGCCCTCATCGGCGCAGAGGGCCACCTGATAGCCTTCGTCGGTGTTCCATATTTCCGCATGGGTGATGCCGTTCATACGCAGGTAAGCGGCGCGGAGTGGTGCATTGGTTTTGTATGCTTCGATCATGGTTTCATGCTCAGGAAGTGAAGGGCAAAGGGGATTCCAATGGAAACGGCCAGGAACAGCGCGCCGAGGACACTCATGGCGGCACGGCGGCGCGCCTCTATGTCCTCCGCGCGGGGGCGGTAGCGGTAGTTCATGCGCCCCCCCTTGAAATGAAATATCCGGTTGTGTGGCCTTTGCGGTTACCCAGCCAACCCAGGCGCAGCCCGATAGCCTCCGCGATAATTTCCATCGAACGGATACCGCAGGCGCCGTCTAGACTCACCAACCCCTCGGGGGTGACAGTCAACCCATAAAGCCCGGCCTCGCGGGTGGGCTTGCGGTAGCCCGGCACGGCGTAGCCGCAGTCCTCCAGGGGAACCCGTGCCGCCAGGGCTTGCAGTTCGGACTGGTGTTCAGCCTCTAGCCATTTCCCGACGACAGTTCCGGTCATATCGTAGCCACCGCCGCAGGTGCGGTAGCGTTTCCCGGTGGCGCGGGAATCCAGGCGGCAGATGTTGTAACCGTAGGTATCGCGGCCCCGGCTGGTGCTCCAAGTGATTGAAAGGTGGTTCATTTGTTCGTTCTCCTGAGTTGTGATTAGCGGATAAGCCCGGCTGCTTTCATGGCGAGACGCCAATAGCGGGCGGCGTGGGGCGGGTTGGCGCGGGAAAAGTGAAGGGTGCGCTCTGTCCATTCCCCGGTGCGGTAGTCTTGCTCCGGCTCGGTGCTCAGCCACTCGAACGGCGCACCGCTAGCGGGTGAGCATGAGGGGTGCGCGTGTTCGCGCATCAGGTCGACCAGTTCCCGAAAGGTTACTGGCTCGTGCATGGTTTCCATGCTTTCCCCGTCCGGGCAATAGTCCTCATTCCCTTCCGGGGCCGGGTAGGTTGTTTCGTACTGGTGAATCAAAATCATGGTGAGAACTCCGGGTTAGTTGCAAACAACAAGGTCTGACGGGTTCGCGTCAGGGATAGCGCGCACGGCGCGCAGCAGTGAGGCGGGCTGGTCATTCGTCCAAATGGTGAACCATCGCTCGAACCCGTCGGGCCCGATTACCTGCCAGTCATCGCCCTGGCGGTAAATCTTGAAAAGGCCGGCGGCGGTTTTGATGAATGCGTGCATGGTGAGGGCTCCGGGTTGAATCCCCCCGAAGGGGGACAGGTTAATCAGGCAGGGCATCCATCCATCCACCAACGGGCGACGATTACCGCATTGCCCCTATCGTCCGTGCTATGGACGCGGTTGCCGTCAATCAGTACCTCATAGTGGCGCATTTCGTCGCACCAATACTCGACGATCTCAACGCGATAGCCGCCGCCTGAAGTCATGCGGCCAATGGTGCGGTGACCCATATCGGGCTCGAAGTCCGTATCGCCCCTGTCGAATCCGTCCCAGCGGCTAGCGCAGGGTGCGGAGTCGCGGAGGTGTTCTGCCAACTTGTCAAACATGGTTCACTCCTGGGTGTTAGGTTGCGTCTGTCCTGCCTGTTGCTTAGGCATTGGTGCGGATTGTGGGGGCTGTCAACCCCTTTTGACCAATGATATTTTTCGATGGGGCCAGCGGGGTCGATAGGGCGCCCCTATTGCGCGTTACCCTGTTGTTCACCTATGATCGGGCCGGATTGATTAAGCCCGAAGGGCATCGGCTCAGTATGAAACCCCCAAAACTATCCCGTAAACAACTAAAGGACGCATTGGATACAGTCCCCGTTTCCGTAATACTCGGCCGCGAGGTAAACCGGGAACTAACACCAAAGCAAAGGCGGTTCGCCCTTGAGGTAGCAAAGGGAAACACAAAGGCGGACGCCTACCGGAAAGCATACAAAGCGGATGCCGCGCCTTCCACAATCCTCGGCGAGCCCTACCGGGTGGCGGCTAACCCCGCAGTGTCCGCAGAAATCCAGGCCATCGAAGCGGCCATAAGGGCGGCGGAATACGAAACCCCCGCAGGGCTGCGCTCCCTGGTGATTCATTCCCTGGTAAAAGTAATAACCGATCCGGAATCTAAGCCCGGCCAAATAACCGCAGCGGCCAAAGTATTAGGGTCGGTTACTGAGGTGGCCGCATTTACTGAGCGAAAAGAGGTTCGCACTATTCGTTCGAGTGGTGACGCGCGCGCACAAGTCAT